CGGGGCTCACGGCCAGCAGGAAGTTTCCTGACGTCGTGGAGAACTGCGCGGTGCTCCACAGGTTCGCGGTGCTTCCCGTCGTCGACTGCGACACCGCCGGCGTGGCGGTCGTCACGTCGTAAATGTTGCCGGCCGCGGCGGCGAAGACCTTGCTGCTTGCCGGGTTCGGCGCGTTGTAGCTGAAGACTGAGCCGATATCGTTCGCGAGCGCGCTGCTGGTGTGGTATTGCCAGCCCTTGCGCAGCTCGGCGCCCGTCTGTTTCGGGATGAAGTTGCGCATCACCAGCGCGTCCGTCACAGCCATGTTGCTGATCGGATCTCGATAGTTGAGCCCGCCCACCGGCGCGGGCGAGACGATCAGCTGCGCGCTCTGCGCGGCTGCGGACAGTCGCGGCGACTTGAACTGCTTGATCGGGATCAGCGGCATCAGCTACCGAACCCCGTGTCTGGCGTGTTGCCGAACGGCGTGATGAACGGGAACCGGGACTCGCGCGCCGCCGTCAGGATCGGCGCCCCCTTCTCGTTCCCCTTGCGGTTTTCCATGTTGACGAAAAAGTCGCGCATCGCTGCGCTCGAATCCAGCCCCTTCATCTCGAGCCACTTGGCGCGCGCCAGCAGCGTCATCAGGTGACTGTCGAGCAGAATGACGTCGCCGTTCTTGGTCGCGCGGTTCTTGTAGGTCGTCGTGACATCCTGGTCGCGCACCCATGCGACCGACTGGTAAAAGAACGAGAGGGTCTGGGCGGCCGTGGGTGGCGACAGGATGTAGATCTGGTTGCCGCGCACCTGCCAATAGAACGACAGGGTCGGCAACGTCTGGCGGATGAGCAGCTGCTGCCACATCTGCGGAGAGATGGGGCCGACAGCAGGCCACTGCATCGTCGAGTTCCACTGCGTCTGATCAGTGAACTCGTAGAAGTCCTCGGGAAGGTCGAACCCGCGCTCGGATTCGCCAGGCGTGCTCGCAGACACGCTGATGGTGTGGCGCTTCGTCAGCTCCTGCCAATCGTGGAGCGACAGCATATCGACGCCGGCCAGATTGACAGCCTGCACCATCTGCTGGATTGACGGGTCTTGCGATCCCGCCGGGTCAGACGGGGTCGGGTAGCTCACCAGCGCGGCGACGTTGCGGACGATTGCCGACAGCGAACTTTCGTCGACGAGCTGGAAAGCCACCGCTACCTCACTTCTTCTCGGCCTTCGAGGCCATCATCTTGGTGATCGCTTCGATCTGAGCCTGCAGCTCCTCGATCTTGCTATCACGCGCCTTGAGTTCCTCGTTCATCTTCTCGAGCGGGGCGTTGCCCTTCGCGAGCTCGATGAACGCCTTCGCCGAGCGCTTGTCTTCGTTAAACGAGAAGAACTTCTGCCCGACGTTGTCAGGCGCGCCCGCGAGCTGCTCCACTGTCAGAATGCCGAAGTACTTGTATTCCTCGACCTTGGTCGGGGTCATTTTCGGCAGCGACGCGAGCGGCGTACCTTCGACGGCATTGCCCTGGCCGGCCTTCCACTTCTCGTAGCGCGCAGCGAACCGCGCAGCGTCGAGGTCGTTGACCTGTCGGTCGACGATGTTCAGCTTGTCGCCAGGGACCATGATCTTGATGAAATCGCGGTCCTCGTAAATCGCGCGGCCGGCTTCGGTGCTCTTGCGCGCGTTGATGACGGGCTTGCGATAGAACTGCACGAACAGCTTTCCGTCTTCGGCAATTCGGCTCTCGTCGAGGCCGGGTGCGGTTTGCACCGCGTTCCAATCTGTGGGCACTGTGGCGGGGATGTTCACTGGTTTTTCCTTCTGTGGTTGTGAAAAAGGGACGGTGCGAGAGTGACCCGCACCGCCCCGCTCTGTTGCTGGTTACAGCGTGGTGCCGACGGTGGGATACGAGATGATCGCATCCGAGTTGGTCGCGGCGGAGCCGCCGGTGGCGGTGCCGAGCACGATGCCGAACACGGCCTCCGAACCGGCGGTCGCGTCGTCGTCGAGCGCGCCATCGGTCGAGGTCGTGTTGAGGCGCGTGCCCTTCGCGGCGCTGGCAAGCGTTCGCACGCTGCCCTTGCCGTACACCTGGAACCAGCCGTACTGATTGTCGGCAAGGGCCGCCTGAGCCACGCCCACGCGCGAGCCAAAGCCGGCAGTGCCGGCCGTGGTCGCGGTGACCGAGATCAGCTGAAAGTCGAAGCCGGTCGCCTCGACGCACACATAGCCCAGCCCAGTAACGGCGCCGTTGGCGCGGCCGTAGACGAATTCCTGATAGCCGACGGTCGGGTCGTCGAAGCCGGCGACCGTGCCGAGCCGAAAGGCCGGCACGTCGGTCGCTGCAGTGACCAGCGTCTTGTCAATTCCAATGATCTGACCTGACATGAATGATTCTCCTGAAAAAAGCCTTGATGAGTCGGGGGATCACCCAAACCCATCAAGGCCAGGTGACCCCCACCACGGGGTGTTAGTTCTGGATACGACCCTGGAACTGCGCGCCGCTGCAGGTCAGGTTGCCGGCCCATGCGAGGATCTGGACCTCGGCATCCTGATTGGTCGCGTAGCGCTTGTTGGGCGACAACGAGACCATGTTCCGGTCGCGGTGCGGCCGCATGAACAGGTACTTCGTGTTGAGCATGAAGCCCGTGTTCGCCGGGCAGAACCCGCCGATACCACCGTCCAGCACCACATCCGCGTCCATGAACTTGAGCGTCGGGAACCCGAGGCTGCCAGTCGACGGATCGGTGAAGCGCTGGTTCGCCTGGAGCGACGCCGTGTAGATGCCCCAGTAGTTGGCATCGAGCACGATGAGGTCAGGACGATCCGAGCCACGCACGAGCGACGCCCAGAGAGTGTTGAGACCCGTCTGCATCTGCGCGCCGGTCGGCGGCGGCGTCACGCCGGCAACCGAGAAGTCGTAGAGCTTCGACTGCCAGAACGTCCAGGTGGCGCGATCGATACCACCGTAGGTGCCGGTCGTCGGCGCGGAGGGCACGGCCGCGTTGAGGCCGGTGATTTCCTTGCCACCCGAGCCAGTGCCGTCGCTGTAGATGGCCCCGGCCAGCCGGTTCGCCATCGTCGCCTCGGCGACATTGATGCGCGACTCGAGCAGGTCGATGAACGCCTCGCGGCCACTGTTCTGCAGCATTTCGAGGCCAGACATCACGACCGGGCAGGCGAGCTGCTTGATCGTGAACTCGGCCGCCGAGATGACGTCCTGCGCAGCGACAGGCAGCAGGTCGTAGCCCGAGTAGAACCCGGCGTTGCTGTTTTCGGCGAAGGACAGCTCCTGAAGAATGGTCGAGCCGCCCGAGAAGGTCTTCACGTTCCCGCGCTGATTCAGGCGCGAGAGAAGAGCGTTGTTTTTGGTGACGTTGTCGGCGATCTGACGGGTGCGCGACTGAATCGTAGTCGCGACAATGTCAGACACTGAAGCATTTGCGAATGCCATGAATGAAACTCCCACAAGAAAAAATGACCAGGGCTTTCGCCCCACCTTTTCTGTGGCCTACGCGAACCTGTTCAGTCCGGTATGTCGTAGGTGGGCGCTTGCGCGCTCCTCGAGCTTCGGTGGCTGTCGGTGCTTTGGCACACCGGGGGCAATGCTGCCCCCGATGCGTTTATAACATCATCGTGCGTTTGCCGCAATAGCCGCTTCGATCGCACTCCGCACGTCGGTCGCGTCAGTCGATTGCGATGAAAGCGCCGGGCCGCCTGACACCGACACTGCCGCGGCACGGGCGCGCTGCGCAGCGCCCGAAAGCTGCTGGGTGCTTCGAGTCTTGACACGCGCCTGGAGCACCGAGCGCACTCGAGGGTTTGCCAGGCACGCCTGGCGGTAGGCGTCCTGCAACGTGAGCTCGCGACCGCGTCGCTGCGCAACTTCCATGAGATCCGCCATGTCCTCGCGGACATCCTCACCGAACTCGGCCTGCTGCAGGAACTGCTGCACCTCGCCAGACGCCTGCTGCGCTGCGGCCTGCTGTTGGGCGAGCTGCGCCTGCTGGAACTGGGACATGAACTGCTGCACGGGCGCGAGCTGCTGCTGCACGACCTGCTGCAGCTGCGCAGCCTGCGGGTCGACCCGCGGCACCTCGCCAGCGAGTGCTGAGTCAAGCTGCTCGATGAAGGTCTGACCAAACCGGCCGACCCCGAACTGCTTGACCATGCCGGCGACCATCTGCGCGAGCTCAGGCGCGGTGCCCGTGCGCAGCTTGGCGGCGGTCGACATCAGGTTGTCGATCGCCTGAAGCGGGTTGCTGTTCTCCGCGCGGATGAACATCTCATACGGCCGGATCACCTGGTTGAGCTGGTCGGCGAACCGCCGAGCGTCAGCTGTCTCCTGCAGAGTGCGCTGCACTTCCTGCTCACGACGGGCAACCTCGGCCCTGACCGGCTCGGGCAGCTGCGCCCAATGCTCGCGCACGTCGGGCCGCCAGGAGGCCGGAGCGCGCTCCCTGGGCGCCGCCTTGGGCTCGGCCTTGGGGCCGGGCTGAATGCCCTGCGCGGGCTCAGCGGCGGCTTTCTGGGGCGCCTCGGGCGCCACGGGCGCGTCCTTGGTCTTGAATCGGCCCTTCTCGTCCCGGCCGTCGCTCTTGGCTGCTTCCGGCGTAGCGGGCTCAGCGGGCGCGCTGGCCGGTTCGCTGGCCGGTTCCGGTGCGGCGGTAGGCTCTTCGGCAGGCACAGCCGCCTCGAGCGCGTCTCGAATCGTGGTGGGTTCATCCATAGGTCACCTGCGTTGTTGGAGTCGTTCGATGGCGGCGCGGATGTCCTGCTTGCGCACGGACCCGCCCTGCGTGAAATATCGGTCGCGATCGGTTCGAGCTTTCGCCCAGGTCTCCTTGAAATCGTCGGCCGTCGTGAGCCCGGTGCGCCGCATGTAGTCGCGGTGCTTCTTGCGGCTCGAGATGTCCGCGCCGTCGGTCGCGCGCAGCCCGTCGTAGTGCCGATCGCCCCAGAGTCCGCCCAAGTGATTGAGCGCGCCCCTCTTGCCGGCCGGCTGGTAGTTGGGGGTTATTTCCACGAGCTCCTTGAGCTCGTCGTCCCAGATGTAGCGACGCCTGGTCACTGTTCCTCCTCGTCGTCTTTCTTGCGGTTGCGCAAAGCAGCCACTGCGGCTGAGGTGCCTAAACCACCAGCAGCAATTGCCGCCAAAAGCCTTGGGTCAGCGCGGCCCAGCAGGTCGTTTTCGTTAACGCGGGCGGGGTCAAAAACGGCATGTCGAGACCTTTGTTTTCCGCTGCTCAGTGTGTAGTCCCCCTGAATCTTTCGAGCCGCCACCAGCAATGGTTCGCCATCTGAACCGACAGCGTGCGGCACTAAATACCCACCGACATCAACTTTTGGTCGACCTTGCGCTTCGATAAACTTTCTTGAGATTAAATCCTCCCAATTTCCGCCCTGTGGGTGGTCGACAAATGCCATCGACACGCCTTTTTCGGGAATATTGTCCCTGTGATTCCAAGAACGACCGCTTGCAGGAATATTTCCAAGACGCCACCCGTGAGCAAGTTTTGGCGGTTCGTGACCAAGGTTCCCTGCATCGAAAAACGATTCCCAGACATCGGATTTCGGAGTATCCCAAGGCCATGGCCCAAGCTCTTTTGAATATGCGCCATGCGCCCATTCTTCAAATGAAGGATCAATTTCTTTTACTTTTTTTCCGAGAGCGTGCGCGCTTAAAAGCTGCTTGCCCGGCCCCGAAATCATTTCAACTGGCATAGTCCCCGTCGCGCCTAGCGCTTTTGCGCGATCCGTCGCCGTGTTGCTCTCAGGCAGCCCTAGCATCTTGACCGCGTTCAGGCGAGCCGTCTCCAAAGCCTGAGCGCGTGGAGCACGCAAAGCCTCGACGGTGTTCTTTGCCTTTCGGCCTTTGTTCGCCGCCTTCGCAACGCCGCCGACAACAGGAATCCCGGCCGCTGCCGAGAGCACCA